AAGAAGGGCAGCAAGAAGGCCAAGGACGTCAGCCGGCCCGACACCGATCTCGGCAATCCGCCCCCGCAGGAGCGCCCGAAGGTCAGGGAACTCGCCATGCCGGAGTTCCCGTCCGGCGGCGGGCTGATGCTCACCAACCACGACGGCAGCAAGATCGTGGTGGGGCCGTTCGCGGTCGAGGCCGGCAAGACCTACGTGCTGCCGGTCCTATTCCCGGATGGGATCGCGGTGGTGAACAGCGGTGGTTGCGACGTGACCTTCATCTTCGCGCCGTGAATCTGCTGGAACTCGTTGCGTCGTCGAAGCCGGAGACGGTCACCTACAGTCCACCCGGACCGGAGGCGCAACGATTCCATCAGGCCACCGGTTTTGTCCGCGGCCTGATGGGGCCGGTGGGCAGCGGCAAGAGTTCAAGCTGCTGCATCGAGATCGTCTACCACTCGCTGCGCCAGAGGCCGTACCGCAACGTGCGCCACGCGCGCTGGGCGGTGATCCGCAACACGTTCCCGGAACTGAAGTCCACCACCATCAAAACGTGGCAGATGTGGTTCCCCGACACCATCGCGCCGATCAAGTGGGATTCCCCGATCACTTCCACCATGCGCGTGCCCGACATCGGTGACGGCACCGCGCTGGAACTGGAAGTGATGTTCATCGCCCTCGACAGTCCCGACGACACCGGCAAGCTGCGAAGCCTTGAACTCACCGGGGCGTGGATCAACGAGTGCAGCGAAGTGCCCAAGGAAGTGTTCGACATGCTCACGCAACGCGTGGGCCGCTTCCCGCCGAAGTCGTGGGGTGGGCCGGTGGACACGGGCGTGATTCTCGACACCAATCCGCCGGACGACGACCACTGGTACTACAAGTTCGCAGAAGAGGAAACGCCGCCGGACTGGAAGTTCTTCCGCCAACCCGGCGCGCTGATCTACACGCCGAAGGACCGTCAACAACTGTTGCGCCTTGACAGCACGCAGGACGTTGACGACTACACGCCGAACCCGAACGCCGAGAACGTCCACAACATCAGCAACGGTTATCAGTACTGGTTCAACCAGATACCGGGCAAGAATCAGGATTGGATCAACGTCTTTCTGTTGGGCAAGTACGGCACCACCGCCGACGGCAAGCCGGTGTATCCGGAGTTCGACGACTCTGTACACGTCGCCAAGAATCCGCTGCGCCCGATCCAAGGCGCGCGTCTGTTCGCCGGCTGGGACTTCGGCCTCACGCCGGCCTGCATCGTCGGCCAGATCACGCCGCGGGGCCAGCTACAGATCCTGCGCGAGTACGTCGCGGACGACATGGGCATCCGCCAGTTCGCCCGCAGCATCGTCAAGCCGGCGCTGATCAACGAGTTCCCGCTCACCAAGATCGAATCGGCCTGCGATCCCGCCGGCAACACCCGCTCGCAGATCGACGAGAAGACCTGCGTGCAGGAACTGCTGGAGGCCGGCATCTACACCGAGATCGCGTCCAGCAACGATTTCATCCAGCGCCGCGAGGCGGTGGCGTACTTCCTGACCCAGTTGAACGAGGGCCAGCCCGGTTTCCTGCTCGACCCGTCCTGCACGCAGCTACGCAAGGGTTTCAACGGCAAGTACCGATACGAGCGCATCCGCGCCGCCGGAGAGCGTTACAAGGACCGTCCGCTGAAGGATCAGTTCTCGCACCCGCATGACGGCCTCCAGTATCTGTGCATGAGGATCCGCGCCGCGATGAATCCGGTGCGGGCGCGCCCGGTGAGACTCAAGGAAGCGAGCGGCTGGACATGAACAACAACACGCCTACCAAGTCGGCTGAAGTCCTCTACCTCGACCGTGCCAGCCCCGAGAACGAAGTCACGGTCAGCGCGAAGTCGCAGGGCATCGGCAACAGCCCCCTGCTACAGAGCAATCTGTCGGCGCACCTGAACCGCTGCTGGGAGCGGGCCAAGAACGAGAAGAACGTCGCGCTGCAGGAGCGTCTGTTGAAGTGCGAGCGCGCCCGCCGCGGCGTGTACGACCCCGACAAGGCGATGGACATCGCCAAGACCGGCGGCTCCAACATCTACATGATGCTGACCGACGTGAAGTGCCGTGCCGCGGAGTCGTGGATCAAGGACGTCCTCGCCTCTGCCGGCACCGACGTGTTCGATCTCGATCCCTCACAGAACCCGGAACTGCCGCCCGAACTGAAGCAACAGATCATCGACCAAGTGCGGATGGAAGCCATCGCCGCGGTCCAGATGGGCGACCAGATCACGCCCGGCGACGTCGCCACCCGGCTCAACGACATCCACGACCGCGCTCTGTTCATGCTGCGGCAGGGCGCTGACAAGGCGGCGACGCGCATGGAGTCGAAGATGCGCGACCAGTTGCATGAGGGCGGCTACGAGGAAGCCTTCATCGACTTCGTCAACGACTTCGTGACCTACCCCACCGCCATCGTCAAGGGGCCGGTGATCAAGCGCAAGGCGCGCATGACATGGGGGCCGAACTACCAGCCGGTGCAGGTCAACGATCTGGTGCAGTCGTTCTCCAGAGTGTCGCCGTACGACATCTACCCGAGTCCCGGCTCCACCGGGCCGCAGGATGGCTACCTGATCGAGCGTCACCGTCTGTTGTCACCGGCTCTGTACAACATGATCGGAGCGCCGGGCTACAACACCAAGGAGTTGACCGCGGCGCTCGACACCTACTCCAGCGGCTACAAGAACTGGCTGATGGGGGACTCCGACCGCGATCTGATGGAAGGCAAGAACCTGACGTGGCAGAGCGAGGAAATCGACGTGCTGGAGTTCTGGGGCACGGTGCCCGGCAGCATGCTGAAGGAGTGGGGCTACACCGGCAAGCTGGAAGCGCAGCGCCCGTACGAGATCAACGCGTGGTGGATCGGCCCGTACGTCATCAAGGCGGTGATCAACCCGCATCCGCTGGGCCAGCGCCCGTACAACGTGGCATCGTGGCAGAAGATCCCCGGCGCGTTCTGGGGCGCAGCCCTGCCCGAGTTGATGTACGACATCCAGACCGTCTGTAACGCCGCGGCACGCGCGCTGGCGAACAACATGGCGATTGCCAGCGGGCCGCAGGTCGAAGTGATCGTGGACCGTTTGCCCGAGGGCGAGGACATCACCTCGATCTTCCCGTGGAAGATCTGGCAGGTGACGTCGGACCGGACCGGCGGTGGGCAGCGCGGTGTGAACTTCTTCCAACCGTCGTCCAACGCCTCTGAACTCATGGGCATCTACATGCAGTTCAGCAAGCAGGCCGACGAGATCACCGGCATCCCGAACTACGTGTACGGCAGCGCCAACGTCTCCGGCGCGGGGCGCACCGCCTCTGGTCTGTCGATGCTGATGGACAACGCGTCGAAGGGCATCAAGCAGGCGATTGCCAACATCGACTTCGCTATCGACGGGGTGGTCAGCCGTCTGTACATCCACAACATGATCTACGACCCGGACACCTTCCTGAAGGGTGACTTCCGTGTCAACACCCGTGGCGCGATGGGCCTCATCAGCCGCGAGCAGCAGGCCCAGAACAAGCGCGAGTTCCTCGCCCAGACGGCGAATCCCATCGATCTACAGATCATGGGCGTCGATGGCCGGCGCTACCTCCTGAAGGAGATCGCGCGGTCGCTGCAGATGGACACCGACAAGCTGGTCCCCGAGCCGAAGCCGCAGCCGATGATGGCCGGTGGTCAGCCAACCGGACAACCGCCGGGACAACCCGGCGCGCCGCCGGCACCCGGAGGGCAAGGGGGCTTGCCGCAGCCCCAGCAGCAGCCTATGCTCGCGCCACCAACAGAGGGTGCGAATCCTCAACCGCCACAAGGGGTTAGCCCCCAAGGAGCAGCACCATGAAAGCTACCAAGCCACTCCCGCCGTGGCTCCAGAAGGCCAAGGGCGATGGGAAGGACACGAAGGGGGCCAAGCCGAAGGGCAAGCCGTTCGTGGATGGCGGCAACGTCAAGGGCGCACAGAACAAGGCGACGTCGCCCAAGGCATCCGCGCGCAACCTGCCGAAGGGTGCCGGCAACGCCAAGGGCAACGTGATCCACCTGAAGAACGGGGGTAAGGCATGAGTGCCGGCAGCTACAGAGACGCCGCCAAGGGCGGCAAGCACGATCTCGGCGGGAACATCAAGGAACACTCCGCCGCCTGTTTCCGCAACGGTGGCCCGGTGCGCCGGTACGCCGACGGCGACAGCGTGATGTTCGGGGACGCGCCGCGCGACGACACGCCGGCAGCAGAGCAGCCGGATTCCAGTTCGTACACCAGCCCCGGCGATTCCGAACAGAGCATGGCGTCGAATACCGCGGCGAGCAGCGCGCCGATGAGCGACATGGACGCCAAGGGCGGATCGAGCGTGGACGTCGGGGCCGACACCGCCACGCCGCCGGCCAAGGCCGGCTTCATCGAGGGGGCCAAGGCTGCGTACGCCTCCGCGCGCAAGAACACGGTGGTCGCTGCGATCAACCGGGCTGGCGAGTCGATCATCGGGTCGAAGGATCCGAAAGCCGCCGCGGAAGCGCGCACCGCCGCCGTCACTGGCGAGGCATCGACCAAGAGCGAGGCTCCGACCAAGTCCACCAGTTCCAGCAGTTCCGACGAGCCGAAGAAGAAGCGCGGTCGCGGCGGGGTCGAGATCGACGATCCCGCGAAGATTATGACCGCCGGCAAGCAATCGGGACCGAGCCGGTTCGGGCCGAAGGCTGATGACGCTACGCCGCCGAAGAAGGCTGCGCCGGCAGAAGCCAGCAAGAGCGACGACGGCGAGTTGCGCGGTCGCGGCGGCGTGAAGATCACGGACCCGAGCAAGATCATGTCGTACGGCAAGCAGTCTGGGCCGAGCCGGTTCGGCAAATAGTGGAGCGCGCCAG